ATTCATCGAGAGAATCGCGTTAAACGCCTTTGTCACGCACTGATTCGCACAGTCAACGTTGTATTTATGAGAAGGATAATTGCAAAGCACACCCAACTCCTTGTAGATTTTCTGCTTGTTCTTGTCTGTAAGACGTGATGCCACGTGTTTTGCGTAATAATCAGCGAATTGGTCGTGTCCGGCGATTTCGTGTGCGAGGCGTCCTGACATTTTGTGTATGGGCGTGGTGTAGATGATATGATTTTTATTGTTTGTGCAAACAATTCAATTTTTTCTAGTTTTATTCTTTTTATTTTTCTTTCTTCCAGATAGTGATTTGATTTTTTTAGTTAAGTTTTTTCGTTGTTGAGTATTTAATTTTAATGGATTTGATTTTGTTTTTAAGGCATATTTAAAATTACGAATCCAAGTTGATTTACAAGACCCTTCGCAATTGCCATTTTCAATAGATGACAATAATCTCATTGCACCATTGTAACTTCCAATAAATGGCATTTTATAATAGAGCAATATATTGTTTCCGGTAATTCGGAGTGAATTTATTATGGTACAACAATTCTTAATAGATTTACTCAATTAGATCATAAATAAAATTGTTCTAATTGATTGACTTGGAAAAAATAAGTACAAAGCCCCATGCCGGCAGGCATATTGTTTCCGGTAATTCGGAGTGAATTTATTAAATGTCTAAACTTATGCTATTCTTCTCAGAAATCGGCTTACGTCCGCGCTTGGTCTTCTCAATTGGCTCTGGTGGCTGCATGGATTGAGGCTTAACTGCAACACTCTTCGTCTTAAGTCCAGAGAGAATATCGCTCAAATCACCGGGACCCTTCATTTCTGGGCGTGTCTGTTGTCTCGGAGGCCTGAATGTTGGTTCATCGAGAGAAGCACCAAACGCGTTTAAAGGCATAGACTCATCATCCATCATAGTTGACAAGTTGTTTCCTCCTCGACTCATGTCGATATCAGGGCGGTTAGACGTGGCAATCGGGGCGGGAGGACGCTGTTGAACACGCGATTGAGGTTGCTGTTGCTGTTGTGCTGCTGCCGGAGGAGCAAATTTACTATTAGAACCCATTAAATCCCCCATAAATCCACCGAATCCGGGTGATTTCTCAGCCATGCTCTTGGCTGCTGCCTGTGTTAGTTGATGAGCGAGTTCAGGGTTCTGTCTCATAATATCCTCCATTCCAGGCATCGACGATTTGAATACAGTGTTAGTCATGTGGGTCATAACGGCACTACCTCCAAGCATAAAAAGCAACTTGAGTTCAGGAGCCATCTTCGCCTTTGACCTGTATTTCTCGTGAAGTTCCGCGAAAACCTCGTCATATTCGCTGATGTTCTCGTTAATTCCCTCACCCCATCCATCGAGATCCACGTCAAACGGGTCAAACTTCTTGTTGAGATACTCAATTCCGGTTACAAATGCCATAAGCATCTTCGTCTGAAACTGGACACTGTTTTGCTTCTCGAGATCGGCCACAATTGTCTCGTATTCCGCCTTCATTTCATTGAGATTAGACTCGAGCGTGTATTTCTTGCTGAGTTCCACCTTGTGCTTTCTCTCCAAATACTCGAGTTTCTTGATGTATGTGTGCTTTTCTCTAAGTAACTCGTCTCGCGACATGGGTGCGTCCTTTGGTACTTCAAGTGTTGGATTCACCGGAATATCGTTGAACTTCTTAAATCCATCCCAAGTCTCGCTGTTGTCGGCAGTATTCTTAGTGGCAGCACCGAGACCTACGTTGTCCTCGACGATGTTGTTAAACTTGACTTCACTTGGAAAATTGCTAAACTTGACTTCGTTGGGTTTGCTAGAAAAGGTATTGTCCGATGAGCGATTGAATGAAAACGGGTCACTGCTTGTATCAATCTTAATTGGTTCATCCTCTAAGCCAGCGGAAAGGTCGTTTAATTCCTTCTCAATGTCATCGACTGTTTCCAGACCTCCACCACCGGAAGAAGCCTTATTAAGAGACTTTGTATTCATAAACATCTCGACTCCAGAACCAAAGTTACTAGAACCTCCTCCGAATGCATTGTCATCCAGCGTGTCTATACCAATATCGATGATTTCGCTTTCTCCAAAGTTCATTTTATTATGAATAACTTAGAACTTTTAATTTTAAGTAAGACGCAATACAAATATATAATTCGCACATTTTTAAGTAGTTTGAATAAAGTTTTGGCTAAAATTATTTCTGTGAAGCATACCAAAGTGCTTGAAGAAGAGAATCTGCTAAATCGTCTTTTTTCGCGTGGTTTTTAAAGACATTCCCCCATTTTGGCATGCTTTCTACTAGTTTTGATACAATTTCAACTGATTTGTCCTTTCTATCCTTATATTTCTTCTTATCGGCTGATGATGCAGTATGATTTGCTTCTTCATCATCGCTGTCAGCAATTTCGCTGCCTTCAAACATCTTAAGTTTGTTTGACGCTGAAATATAAGAAATATCTTCAAGACCTTTCATAATAAAGTATTGCGTAATCATACCCTGGAGAGATTTCATGCGAATTGCGAGCGGACCAATCTGATTTTCAATGACAATTTTGTCGATTTTTTCAAGAATTTCTGGGGAAAACGTATCATCCAGTTTATCTCTTAATGATATACCCAACCCGACGAGGTCGAAATCATTTGCCTTCTTCTTTTTCTCTCCACTTCCACATTTGACAAACCTCCAATCAGTAATAAACTTCTTAACTATTTCAAGTAATTCGCTCTTGAGTGGCTTCTTTCCGCCTGGAATTATGATGGAATTGTGCTCAATAAACTCGTTCAGTCGTTTAACAGGGATTTTGTCGAGAGAATGCACTACAGCAAATTCCTTAAATTTATTGTCAATTGGCTTAAAATGAGGGTCTTTTTTGGCGTGGATTGCGCAATAATGGAGGTCGCCTGCCATGGTTTGAAGGGTTGCCTTTTTCTTACATGTAACACAGACTTCTGATGCGTCACCGTCGCTTGTGCCTTTTGACATTAGGTTAATCACACCCCAATCCAGTATATCGAACTTTTTTGTGTTGGCGTCCGCAACATTTACAAGGCAGTATGCGAGATTTTTAATGCCGACATCAAAACTCAGAATATTCATTCACAAATCGAGCGTATGAATATTGTATTAATCTGTTTTTAAATGATTTTTATTGGTGCTTTGGCAATCTAAGCAATTGTTCCTGATTAAGGAGAGGTGCGCGCATACGGTCTCCAAGTGCTGTGCGAGTGAGGTACATCGACTTCAAATCACTGTGTTCATAGCCATAAGGAGCATGTGCGTCGGTTACTGACTGATAGAGATGTTTAAATGTGTTGGTAAAGGTGGTTCTCCCATAAACACCGTTGGTTCCGCTAACATGGTTGCAAGCATCCAACTGATTTCCCGAAATGAGACGGTCAGCATGGTTTATCATATATTGGCGATAATCGTGGTTGTTTGTAATGCCAGTACTCTGAACCAACTTAGTATTAATGTCGCACGATGGAGTCCAGTTGGTAAAATTGCGACCATCACTCATAAGCGGTGGGTTATTGAAATGTATGTTGTTACAAGCAGAATAACAGGTAGCCCAACTCATTTGTGTATATTATACAAGTATTTTAAAATTTAATTCTTTAATCCGACATAGGTTTTATCCAAAAAAGTGAGGAGTTCGCCCTTCTTAAGTTTGGAAGCATCCTTATCATTAATAAGATGAAGTTCAGTAGCGAGGTCTCTTAACTGATTCACTTTGTATCCGCGGTAATTGGTGGAGAGAAACTTCTCCTTAAGAACTGCGTTTGTACAAATCTCTTCAAGTTGCGGCTCAGGAATAACAGTTGGAACAGACATGGAGACCACGCTAATGAGGTCATAATCGACGAGACCAACTTCGATTGTCGGCTTTATTTCACAGACATCGTCATTACATGTTACTGGCTCTTCTTCGTTAATTTCAACAGTCTCGCAAAGTTCTGGCTCTGGTTCCGGTGAATGTTCCATCTTAGTCACAGTAATCAGTGGTTCTTCATCTTCACCCTCAACTTCGGCATCTTCGATCATCACTGCTTCGTCTTCGCTATCACCTTCTTCACTTGAAGAGACGTAATCATCCTCATCATCAGAAACAACTATTTTCTCTCCAGCGGCTGCTTGAACATGGACGATCTTGTTTTCAACTGGCTCTGGCTGAGATTCAGGTTGGGTTTGTGCTTGTGACTGTGGAGGCAATTGTGGTGGCGGCCGTGTATTAACCAAATCTTGAAGAACACTCACCAACTCGGAGAGAGTATTAACACGGTCAACCACGCGGTCAATACGGCGATTAAAGTAAATAAAGAGACCGATGAAAGCAATAAATAAACACACCATAATCAGTGGTGTTCCAAAAACAACAACTTGACTAACTAATTTGCTTAACATTTGGAATACCAACACATAAATAATCGTTTAATTGAACGAAAAATCGGCAACTTTATCCAATATTTCTTGTGGGTAATTGAGTTGCCTTAACACGCGAATCCCGCATCTAACCTTCGAAATTCCCTTTTTAATCTTGTACTTATAAACTGCGTCACCGCTGCTCACATCCGTCTCCATTTGTATCGTCTTGTATTTCTCTTTTCTCTCGAGCAGTTCACATAAATTCAAGAAGTGTGTGGTTATCATGATGTTTACGTTTGAATATTTGGCTAAATATGCTAAATATGAGAAGGCACTAGCAACTGCTTCGTATGGGTTCGTTCCTGAATAGAGTTCATCAAAGATACAGAAGTGATTTAGTGAAATGTCGCCCTGAATGGAGTCGACTATCTCTTTACACCGGCGTGCTTCGGCTTGAAAGAGGCTGTCTCTCCCACTGGTGTCCGGTATATTTAAGTAACAATGTAGTCTATGATACGGTCTAATCTCACATGTTTTATAGAATCCACAGCCGACCTGCTGAGTGAATATGATGTTTGCCAAAATCGTCTTAAGCAGCGTCGTTTTTCCGGAGGCATTCGGTCCGCTTATTGCGTAATTCTTGCCTAATTTAACGTCGTTCCTCACGCAATTCTCTGAACCGGCGAGATTGGGGTAATATACGCCCCGGATGCTGCCTGTTTTCTTCTCTTCCTCCTTAATATTACCAAAATTCACGTGTCCTGCATCGATGTTGTACTGGATTCCTTTAATATTGTCTAAATAACCGAAAAAGTCGAGAGAATAGTCGATTGAAGTGCGAAGCGTGATGTTGTGTTTGAATTCATAGAATGTGTGCATTACTTGACCAATGTAGCCGAATTTTGTGAGAGAAAACGTGAACGGTTGAAGTCGCGTCAATTTCTCGCAATGCTGTCGGATTGTGTTGTAGATGTTGCCCGTTGTCGCATTAAACATCTCATATGCTTTTGTCGGTCGGCAATAGTCTCCGAACTTCTTCATTTCTCTCGAAATATACTCCATATAAGTAGATGCCTTGTGAAAGAAGTCAAATATGAAGTTGAAGTTCTTGTAAAACTTGACACACATGACTATGTTTTGATAGATGTTAAATATATACATGACAACTGAGAACAATAGGTATAATTTGTGCTGAATGCTTCCACCTTCTTGAGAGAAAAGCCTCCAAAACGCCTGACGTCTGAGTTGTTCCATAAGAATTGTGCGATAAGTCGTGAGGGATATGCCTGTGCCTGTTGCTTTAAGTAAGAAGAATGGTAATATAAACATGAACACCGGTGCTAACAGACTGAGAAATGGAGCACCAAAGTTGTAGAGAGAAAGTCCCTGTAAAATGAGCGGAAATTTGTTGAGAAATGCCAGTTGTTTCACATCAATATAGAAGAATTTACTGTCAAATGCCGTGTCATCCTTGATTTCTCTCCATTTAGCATCGAAGACATCGATTTTGTCGGTTTCGAGAGAAATGTCCTTGTATTCGCTGATAATTTGTTTGGTTTCTTTTAAGTAATTGGGGCAAGTTGAATAATGTTTGCTCCATGCTGGTATCATTTTCTCTCCGTATTTCGTTTGTGGAGAGAGTAAATAATTGTAAAGAGGCTTTGTTTCTGTTGATGAATCGCGGATTGTGGTAAGTTCAAGGTCTTCAACAATCGTGTGTGGTAATTCGTGTTTGTTTTCGGTATATTCGACCGGTAATTGAAACCAAATAAGTTTTTCAGAATGTTCAGGTTGTTTGTTTAAAAATGAAAACATGTGCGATTTCAATGTTAAACTTATGATTCATATTATTTTGACCCTTAATACGCATCCTTCATAAAGTCGTTCGGAAGTTCGTCGATCTTAGTAGAATAGTGCTTCTCAATGTCAGTGAGTCGCGGCATGTCTCGCTTTGTCACGAAATTGATGCCGACACCCTTGCGACCCCAGCGTCCAGAGCGACCAATGCGGTGGAGATAAGTGTGAACACTCTTGGGCACATCAAAATTGATGACGACACTAACTTGCTGGATGTCGATACCACGCGAAAAGAGGTCGGTCGAAATGAGAACACGAGCTTGTCCACTCTTGAAGTTGGTGTATGCCTCCTTGCGCTCCTCCTCAGACATATCACTGTGAATCTGAATAACAGGGAAATCATCCATCTTCATCGCACTGTAGAGGTCTTCAGTGCGCTTGATACTGTTGCAATAAATAATACACTGAGACACGCTAATCAGAGAGAAGATGTCCTTGAGAACGAGAAACTTATCCTCGTCATTGTCGACGGCCACGTAATACTGCTTGATTCCCTGAAGCGTCAGCATCTCCTGCTTCACCCTAATCTGAACTGGATTTCGCATGAACTTCTCAGTAAGCGTCTCGAGTTCGGGCGGCATTGTGGCACTAAAGAGTGCGACTTGGACTTGCGACGAGAGATACTGGAAGACGTTGTAAATCTGGTCCTTGAACCCACTTGAAAGCATCTCATCAGCCTCGTCGAGAATGAACATCTTAATCTTGTTTGTCTTGAGATAACCACGGTTCATCATGTCGTGAACACGTCCAGGACAACCGATGATGACTTGTGGCTTTGCCTCGAGGTCTTTCTTATCCTCGTCGATTGATGTGCCACCCACAAGCAACTTACAGTTCACCTTCATTTGGATGGAAAGAGCACTGATGACCATGTGTGTTTGACGCGACAACTCGCGAGTTGGAGAAAGAATAAGCACCTGTGTTTCATTCAACTTCTCATCAAGCACTTGGAGTGCTCCAATAGTAAATGCACCAGTCTTTCCGGTTCCAGACTGAGCCTGTGCAATAACATCCTTTCCGAGAGACAGGGGAATAATCGCCTTCTTTTGGATAGGGCTGGGATTCTCAAAACCATAACCGTATACTCCGCGGAGAAGTTTCTCCTTAATATTCACATTATCATCCTCCCATGTCTCGAAAGACAGGTCTGCTGAGGAATTGGTGGTCTCGCACTGAACGTCCATGGCTGCTGTGGTAGGTAAACTATTATAAAGTGAGGATATCTGTTTAAGTCTGTTATTATAAATATATAAAACCGATTTAAATAGAGAGACGTATATAAGTATAGTTTCTCTCCAAACATGACTGACGCTTACGACCATTCCTTTCTTGTTGAGCAGTCTTCGCCGACCGCCAAGCCTGTTTACAAGTATTCGATGGATAACATTAATGATTTCATTTTTAATGGGTTCGACTATGCGTTGCCTGAGATGGTGAAGAATATTATTAATCGATTGGCTGAGAAGGTGGGTTCTCCTGACTATATTAAGACGCCGATTTTCAAGAAACGCAAGGATTTTGGACAGCAACAGCAGGATGACGGCAATGACTGGGCGTCTATTCGCAGTTTCAACAAGACGGTGGTTGTGGAAGAGGAGAGAAGCGAGAATGAGGTGGTTATTAGCGAGATGAAGAAGCAATTGAATAAGTTGACGAACGACAATTATGACGTGATTCGTGACAAGATTTTTGAGATTCTGTACAATCACGACGTCAATAACAAGTGTATGGATGAGATTAACGAGGTTATCTTTGCTATTAGCAGTGGTAATGCGTTTTTTGCGAATGTTTACGCACGGTTTATGAAAGACATGATTGAAAAGTACGAGAGCATGCGTGGTGTCTTCGATGCTCATCTTGATGGCGTGATGTCGCGTTTTGATACAGTGCGTTGTGGTAATCCCGATGAAAATTATGATGAATTTTGTAAGATTAACAAGGAGAACGAAGAGAGGCGAGCGCTTGTGGGATTCTTTGTCCAATTGTGTCTGATCGATATGGTTCCAGTGGACAGGATTGTCGATATCTTTTACAAGTTGTATGATGTTGTTGACAAGGAGAGAACAAACAAGGCAAGCATGAGCCGTATTGAGGAGGTGATCACGACGATTTTCGGTCTTGTCAGTGGTTCGCTGTCGTTTCTCAAGGAGCACGAGAAGTATGATGATATTGTTGAGAAGGTGAATGCGATT